ATAGACCTGTTCCTTGATCTGGACAGCGATGTCGCTCATGTCGTGACGGTGATTCGCCGAACGATGGCCAGATTGAACTTCATCAGCGTGTGCGGTCCGAAAACCGGCGACGTTCGCCAGATCACGACGTCGGCGATGAGCTTGTCCCCGATGTCGAGGGCGATGGTCTGCGCTCCGGTCAACTCGGGCTTGAAGGTGGCGGCGCCTGCCGTGGTGAGATCGGCCGTCAACGTCAGCGTGTGGATCAGCGACAGGTCGTCAGCGTTGCGGACCTCGCATTTGCCCTGGATGCCGGTCCAGTCGAACGTGGGCTCGTCCGGGATCGTGACGGTGATGGGAACGATCCAGCGGTCGCCGCGCGGGATGTCGTTGGTTACGGTCGTCATTTCGGGAGAGCGTACCAGCCGGCCGGAAGGATCACCGTCGATGGGCCGACCAGCTTCTTGTCCTTGTCGAAGCCGTAGACGCTCGCCTTGGTTGGTCTGGCCAGCATCACCGGGTCACCGTTTGGCACCAGGACCACCTTGGTCTGTTGGCAGGCCGGGAAGATCGGCAACACGAGCAGCCAGATCATCCTTGAGAGCTTTGGGAGCTTGGCCGTGCTGGACATCGGTGGGTGGGGTTTCTCGGAAGAAGTCGAGGAAGGCTTTGATGATCTGGTAGATCCAGCCTGCGCTCATTCCTTCTTGGCGTTGTTTTTGATCGACCAGCCGACGCTGGCCAGCGACAGCAGCGCACCGACCAGCTCTGTGATCTGCTCGGTGCTGGCGACACCCTTGGCGACAAGAAAGCCACCGGCGGCGGTGAGGGCGTGGCGGATGAGGGAGGCGATGTTGGGATTCATTTTAGTACGATTCGGACGAACATTTGGGCGAGAACGACGATGACCGCGAGGCCTCCGAACAGCTTCCATTGGAACTGCTTGAGGCCCTCGACGCAGGCTTTGATTCCGTGGATGTCGGAGACGAGGCCGGAGTCCTTGTCACCGATGGTGGTTTCCAGCCTGACAATTCGGACCTCTAGGTCGTGCGTGTCAACGGGTGGCATGGTGTCACTCGGGCTTGGGTGTCTGCTGCGATTTGATGACGGTGGCCTCGATGAGGTCGTAGAGCGGAAGACCGACCCTCATGTTGGGGACGTTGGTGGCCTTCATCGCGATTTCGACAAGCTGGGCAAGCTGCTGGGCCTGCTGGAGCGTGAGTTCAAGTTGAATCATGGCGCGGCAACCTTGGCGGAAGGAACGGTCGGCGGCAACCACGGCAGCGGCGGCGCGATGACCGGCGGGTTGATTTGGTTGGCAATCTGCTGGTTGACGTTGGCTTCGATGGCCGACTTGTCCACGCCGTTGGCGAAGCACCAGTCCAGCACCTGCTGCTGGGTCAGGTCCTTGTACGGAATGAAGGTTCCGCTGGGCGGGGCGAACGAGCAGGAGCCGTAGCAGGTACCGGTGAAACCCTGATCAACGCCGTTGCACCTCCAGTCGGCGGTGATGACGACATCGGTGTGGGAGCCTTCGGTCGGCTTGACCAACAGGCGTTCGATGATCCAAGAGATGGTGGTCATGGTGGTATGGATTAGGCGTTAGCGAGCGTGGTGACGGTGCCAGAGCTTCCACGGTACTTCAGCGCACCGGCTTCGACGTAGAGTTGGCCACCAGTCACGTTGGCCGTAGGGGCGGTGCCGTCGGCAATCTGGATGGTCTTAGCAGCGGTGGTTCCAGCAGCAGTAAGGCCCACCAACAGATTCCCGCTCGCGTCGAGCGTCATCGCTTGGGTGAAGGTGATGGCGTTGCCAGCGGTGCCGCTGGGGGCGGTGTACCACCTATGAGTTCCTGTCAACTGGGAATAGAAAGTCGGCGCGTCTCCAGTTGTGCTGTAATTGTATGTATTGCTTCCTCCTTCATAAACACCAAAACCAAGATTTACAGATCCATTTGTCCCCTGCCACGCAGAAAGAAAAGATAAGATTTGAAACGCTTTTGCTCCACCAGACCACGCTTTTGGCGTAGTAGACACGCCGACGTTGCCGGATGTGTCCAAAACAACTCGATCATTGATTCCACCAGAACCAAGTCCAAGATACTTGGAGGTATCCGCTGTAAGTCTGCCGTTTCCGGATGCATCGACTCCAACAATCAGATCCGCAAGACTGTTTCCGCAGAGTATGCCGCCAGCAACAGCGGTACTGGAACGAAACGCACCAGCAAAACCAGATGTGACAGCAGAATGGATCTTGTACGAAGGACTCACCCCCACGCCCAGCCCCGTGGAGTTCAGGGTCATGGCGGTGGAGCCGCCGACCGACCAAACGCTGGTGCCGGTCGAATCAATTCGATATCGCTCGACGTTGTTGGTGTAAATCTGAACAGTATTTGTGGCATTTGATCCAGCCACAGAATTGGTGCTTCCGCCAAACTCAAGCTGATATCCATCATCCACTCGGATGTTTCCGCTGGCCACATGAAGGGGCGCAGCAGGAGTTGCTGTCTTGACACCAACCCGATTGTTCGCCGAATCCACCTTCAGGGTGCTGGTATCCACCGTCAGGTCGCCGCTGATGGTGGCGGAGGCCAGCGTGGCGGTGCCGGAACAACCGAGAACATTGTTGATGCTGATCTTCTTGGTGGTACCAGAAGCCGCCATTGTCGTGTCACTCACATCGACAATCGGAAGCACATCATTCGCGGGATCAGCCGCAGTCAGTGCCGTAAGTGCTGTGATCTTCGTGTCGGGCATATCAGTAAACGGTTAGAATGAACTTGCTTGAATCTTCGGTGAGGAGCAGATCAGTGCCCTGCTCAGTGGCAATTCGATCATAGGTTCCAAGACTGAGAACGATCTTGCTCGCGTCTTCCAACAGGACGAAGAAGTCGTCCTCCTGCAACAGGTCCCGGCGCAGGATCGGAGGATCGATCGGAATGACGTTTCCGCCACCCGCCGATGCTAACCGAGTTCCTAGAGCCAGGGTGTTCACGGGTCATCAGGACTGGATCACGCCATTCGTGGCCCACACCACACCGCTGGAAAGCTGGAAGCTGTTGATCGGGGCTTGAATCGTCACACCTGCCGGGATCGTCACGCTCGAAAAGGTTCCCACGATGTTCGCCCCGCTGATGCTGGAAATCACGGTCGGAGCGAGGAACGTCAGCGCAACGAACGGACCGGTGTAGCTGGCCGTGTCCTGCACGAGTCGGCCACCGGCAACTCCCATCGAATACTGAATGGCTTGGTTTGATACGTCGCTCATATGTCCCAAATCTTCCGAATCTGATTCTTGGTGAAAGTGCTTTCGAAGCGCGAGCCCTGCCGATCTTCCAACCGGCTGAACCCTTTCTTCACATGATCCTTGAGTTCGGCCTCGCGGGCAAAACCGGTGACCCCGAAGCGGGCCACCGGCTGCCTCGTCCAGCGTTCCCCTTTGATCACAATGGAATCGGTTCCCATCGGAGCGATATGCTCGATGCACCGGCCTTTGTTCTCGAAGGTGTAGATCGGCATCTTAGCCCTCCATCTCGCTGTCGTATTCCTCGGCCATTTTCTGCATGCCTTCTTTGTCCATGGGGCCGGCCATCTCTTTCTTGTCCTCCTTGGACTCGTACTCGGCGGGCATGCCGTTGACGCTACGGATCTCGATGTAGGCTTCTCCGTTGTCGAGCTTCTTCAACACACCGCGAACATCATCCAGAACAACCTCATCACCGACCTCTGGCATGGCCTGTTCGCCATCCTCCATGTCGGTGGAGAGAGCCTCGATAGGAATCGAAATCATGGGCGCATTGTTGTCAGCCTCTTCGCATCCGCAAGCGGAATGAGAAGGGGCACCACCGATTGCTCGATGATGCCCCTTTGGGCCGACGGCGATCACCATGATGGTGGCCGTCTTGGGTTTCATTACAGCGTGGTCGAGGTCTTCGTGCGATGCACCAGGTACCAGACCGGGTTGTTGGTGTTGGTCGCGCTCGTGTTACCAGCGGCCAGACGCAGTGCGGCGAAATACAGCTTCACACCGACGGTGACGAGCTGGTTCAACGGATCCGACTTGTCGGGGGTGTCGGTGATCACGATCTTCGGAGACAACGGATCATCACCGGTCAGAGCAGGGATACCAAACGCCTCGTTTCCGAAGAAGAACGAAGCGATGATGTCCTTGCCGGTCCCAAGACCACCACCAGCGGGGGTCGTCTGATTAACGAACTCATCACCAGCAGTACCGGAACCGGTGCTGACGAATGAGTTGGTCTGCTGAACCACGCGGCAACCGTAGATGGAGCCGACCTCGCCCTTGTAGAACGGCTGGCCCTTGTTGCCGTAGTTCGACGCGTTCAACCAGTCGCTGTCGCGCATCAGGTCGCGGGCCACGCGGGGGTCGGTGGCCAGCACGTAGCCACCGTTGATCATGGGGGCACGGTTGCGCTTCAGCCGGGTCATGGAATCGAGGACAGCAGAGGCCGTCATCGTGGTGTTCGCAGCAGTGAGATCGCTGTTCAGCGCAGAGAAGGTCTGCGTGGTCAGCGTGGCGGGGTTGCCGTACACCTTGATACCCGGAGGGTTTTGTCCAGCGGTGTTGTTGATCGCGTCTTCGTTCGAAATCGTCGATTCAATTCCAGTACCAAGAACCGAAGTTCCTGGTGCAAACGTGAGGTTGGAACCGATCAGGGTATTGCGGATCACCGAGTCCACCCAGAGGGCCATGTCCAGACCGCTGGTCTCGGTGGCCTGCTGAAGGCTGTTGAACAGATCGGTGGCGCGGAGGATGTCGGTGAGGCCGATGACCTGACCGTACTGAGCCAGAGGCTTTTCAAGCCGGTTCAGAGACAGAGCGCGGTAGTTGGCGGAAGAGATGGCAGTACCTTCACCAAGAGCCTGAACACTGCCGATGCTCGGCGCTCCGAATCGGAACATCGAGATGGCTTTGTTACCATTGTTCTTGGGGATCGGAGCCTTCATTCCGAACTGATCGAGGATCGTCTCCTGCTGAACGATCGAGAGCAGCTCCTTGCTGAAGTAGTTCTGGAACTGGTTAGTAAGTGTAGTTGAGGTCGTGACTGGCATATTGTAGTTGTGGTTGTGCCATCAGGCCGCTTCCCGGTCGAACTCCCTCGACGCTCGCATGAGCGCCTCCCTCTGCTCCTTGAGGGACAGCTTGGAGAAATCCTTCTCCTCGGCCTTGAGTTGTCCTGCCGGAATGCTTTTCCCAATGGCGGTCTTCTGCTGGAGCTTTTCCAACTGTTCCTTGAGAGCCTTGTTCTCGCTCTCAAGCGACTGAGCTTTGCCAGCGGTATCTTGCAGCTTCATCAGTTCAACCGCATGGACGAGTCCATCCGGCATCCCCGTGAGGAACGGCACACGCTGCAAGATCTCAACAGTCCGCTTGTACTCGGCACTCGACTGATCCTTCAACCACGGCTCCTTGTCGGCCAATCGATTGTAGTTGTCAGCCCACTGCTTTGCCATGCGCTCCTGCTGGACCTTCTGCGCCTGCTGGGACGCGGACTTGCGAACCCCCTCGGCCTTGGCTCGCGCTGCCTTGGCCAACTGGGTATCGCCATCAGCATCGAACTCCTTGGCCGCAGCCTCGTAGTCCTCCGCCGTGTAGCCCTTGTCATCCCTGAAGGAATTGGCTTCCGCACTCTGGGATTGCTCCCGCTGCTTCTGCCATTCCTCCCGCTCCCGCTTCACCGCCTCGCGCTCGGCCTTGATGGCCTCCTTCTCGGCGTTGATCTGCTCCCAAGTCTTGGCCTTTCGCTGTTGCTCCTGGGCAAACTTGGAATCCCGCTTCTGCTCAGCGGGCGGCTTCTGCTCCTGCTTACTCTCGCTCTTGGCCGTGTTCTCAACCTCTTTCCCGGCGGACTCCACTTCTGTGGCTTCCTTCTCGGCTGGAGCAACCTCCTGTTTGGTTTCCGGCTGCTCCTTTGCCCGATTGTCGATATCGACACCGGAGTCGAAGTCGTTGGCCAGCGCGAGCATCGCATTGGCATCCATCGCCCCACTCTGATTCTCTTCTGACATATTGTGCTTTTACTCGTTTGCCGGTCCGCACAGACACAGCAACCGCAACTTGATCCTATTGGTTCGTGGCAGAATCAGGATCATCATCCTGCCCCGTAATTGATTCCTGATCGGCCATCACTTCGATGACCTTCACAAGACTGGCCTGACCCATTGCAAACCCCGCCGAGTATTGCAAATGGTTTCGGTCCGTAATCGCAGAAGCGTTCTGCATCAGGACCGTGTTCAGTAGAGCGTCCTTGAACCGTTTGCCGGTATCGCTCTTGAAGAAATTGTTGAGCGCGATCGCGTCATCCTTGCGCCATGGCAATGGATCAACCCAACGCTGGTGACGCGCAAAAGTCCATGCCGCACGGAGTCGGCCAAAGAATGTGATCATCAGCCCTTCTTCCTGCCGGCAGCCGCACGGCGCATGAACTCCGCAGCCCCGAGCTTCTTGCGCCCGATCCATGCCGCCAGAGCCTTCGGATCATCCGCGCCCTCCTTCTTGAGCTGCGTAGCCAACTTGCTGAACTTCGTAGGTTTCTTCTTCATGTGGTTACCATGCCTTGCACGACCAGTGCCTGGGCGTTGTCTTGTCCGTCGCCGTGTCGCAGTTGTGCCGCGCACGAAAGTTCTTCCGCCGACCCGGATCATCCTTCTTGATCTCCATCTTCGGATCACCGAACCGGACCTTGATCACAGTCCCCTTCGGATTGCGGACATACACAGCCTTCTTCTTCGCCTC